AACTCCTAAAAATCTCATATCAACGAGGCAAGGAAATAGTTCAGTCTCTAAATTAAATATAGAAGAAATATCTTGATGAATTATTTCTTTTTTTAATTCTTGCCATAACTCTAAAGTTATTTCAGCATCTTTCTCTGCATAATCTCCAACATACATAGCTGGAAGTTTATACATTTCAGCTTTAGCATCGACTCCCCATGATTTAGCTGCTTCATATAATGCAGCTTCATCCTTACCTTGTCCTGTATATCTTCTTGCACAACTAGTTAAATCATATCTCATTTGATTTTCATCAACCAATGCCGATGCAATCATAGTATCTATAATTTTTCCTTGAAGAGTAAGTCCTAAAGACCTAATCCAACACACATCATACATTGCATTGTGAAATATTTTATCAGATTTTGTGTTTAAAACTGCTTGAAACCATTTAAGCACCATTCTTTTATCCATATTACCACCGCCTTCATGACCTATTGGAAAATAACCTTTCCATCCTTTAACAGCTACAGCAATACCTACTACTTCACCTCTTTGAGTTACAGAACCTGAACCCATTTTTATTAGATCAGGATCTTTAGTTTCTAAATCGATTGCTATCTCATTATGTTTTGATAAATCTGGAAATTCCGTAGGTGGTGTCCATTCGGTTTGTGGTTTAAAAAGTGGTACTTGCATCATTTAACTATTATCCCCCATGAGTTGTCCTTTTGTTGTGGTTGGTTTTCTTGTTTTTGTTCTTTTTCTGGATAGTCTCTATCAATAGCCATATCAATATAATGTTTAGCTTTTAATAAATCTTCTTTTTGATTTTTCTGTTTATGACGACACAAATATTTAATTGCGTTGCCTTCTGCAAACGGAATATTATTTTTATTAATAAATTCTGATGGTTGAATAACCATAGATTTATAATGATTCCCGCCTACCTGCTTTTTATATATTTGATCACTCATATTCTAAATGCCTTATAAATATCTTTTGGTTCTACTATATGTAAATGTTCCTTGGTCCTTGTTGCACCAACATAGAATAATCTGTTGACATCATCCGGTACTCTTTCATATTCTCTTAAAGTTTGTCTTGATAAATCTGTTAATAAGACTACGTTATCTGCTTCTCCACCCTTGACTCCGTGTATTGTAGATAGTACAATTCGCGGTTTTTTATTTAATTGCTCTCCATTTTTTCTCATTTGTCTTATATAAGAAACTTTTTTAGATGGCGCATTATCAAATGCTTCGTACCATACATCTTTAGTTTTTAATCCATATTGATTACTTAATTGATCTATTCCAAAAAAAGCATCTTTAATCATTATTTTTAATTTATTTTTTTCTACATGGTTCTTACTCATATAACTATATATTTTTTCTACTTGTTTATAATTTAATAATTGACCCTGTCTTAAATGTTCCCAATCATTTATGGCATCATATAAATCCTGCTCATAAGATTTTTTAAATTTATTTTTATAATAAAGACCGTTTTTATAAACCACATCTTCTAACTCATCTAACATTGATCGAGTTCTAGTAAGAACTAACCATTCTCCTTTAGACATATCTATGTGTCTAAAATCTGCATAAGTAGAAAGAGATCCTTCTACTGTTCTAGGTTTCCATTGTTTTGGTATTCTATTACCTACTTTATTAATAATTTTCATAGCAAACTCATGAACTTTAGCTGGTATTCTATAAGATTGAGTAAGCTTTATGTATTCTCCACCCAATGTAATAAATCTATTTACATCTGCGCCTGCCCATTTAAATATAGCTTGATCATCATCACCTGCTATGTAATTATTTTCTGACTTATCCCATATTGTTTTTGCCATATCCCACTGCATAAGAGATAAATCTTGAGCTTCATCTATAAATACTACATCAAACTTAGGACATACTCCTGATTTAAAATTTAAAATCATGTCATTAAAATCTACTAAGTTATATTCTTTTTTATATCTTTCTAACTCGTGTGCTATAATTCTTAATTTATCAAACTCTACATCCTGTGTATGCTCTTTAAGATCATATTGTCTTGCAATAGATATATTTCTTAGTTTAGATAATTGTATTATTCTTAAGTAATCACTTTTAGTAGAAAATATACCATTCATTTCACTGTCATTGTCTTCATAATCTACTGGAAATCCTATCTTTTTACCTAAATCTTCGTAATGTCTACGTTGCATTACATTATCTTTATTAATTCCTAATCTTCTAAATGCTAATGAATGAAGAGTTCTAAAGTAAGGTAAGTCATCTTCACTATAATTAAATTTATCCATTGCTCTATCTCTTGCTTCATAAGCAGCTTTTTGAGTAAATGCAAAATAACCTATTTTATTTGGATCAGTTTCTTTTAAATATTTATCTACTAAATTTAAAAGTGTTGTTGTTTTTCCTGTACCTGGAGGTCCAATTACTATTGTTTTCATTTCTTTCTCCTAAAAAAATTTCTCCATATTGCTGATCTAATAATAGAAAAGAATGTAAATATTAATGCTATGTGTAAACTGTCCCATACAGTAGGATATAATCCAAAAAAAGGAAAAATATATAATTGAATTAAAATAGCTAGTATTAATCCACTTCCTACATCTATAAAGCTTTCAATAAAGCAACGTTTTATCATTAAAAATTATCTTTCGGTTTAAGTTGTTTTGGTGTATAATCTTCTGATTTTTTTTCGAAAGAATCTACCATAGTTACCGTTGGTCTACTCTTCCCTAAAATAATTCTTTCTGTAGTACATCCACAGTGCTCTCTTAACATCTGACTTGTTTCTTGAAACTTAACATCCCATCTTCTTCTTTGTAAAAACCCATAAAAGAATGAATCAAATAAAAAGTAATGTTTACCTTCATCAGTAAATACAGCGCCTTTTTTAATATCATCTTTTTCAACTGTAGTTGAAGTTCTATTAGTACAAAATTCTTCTAAATGATTTTGTAATTGATCTTTTTTAGATGTTCCTTTAGGTGGTGGTATAATTTCACGTGTTCCTAATAATTGATTAACTAAAACTTTCCAATCTTTTATTTTCATTGTTGGTGGAAAAATTCCTATTCCAGCAATACAGGCTTCTTCAAATAAAGGTTGTTGTCTTAAATATTTAGCGCTTGGAAGTTTTAATCTTTTGCCGTCTATGTTTAAATAATAATAAGGTTCTTCTAATTGTATTTCTTGTAGATCACTTAACTCTGGAAACATTACAGAGTTTCCTATTCCAAATTGTCTTGTCTTACATAATTGTTTATCACATACATTACACATAGGAACATCATTACATTTCCATCCCCAATCTTTTTTCTCATGTTGATTTTTAATAATATCTATTTCTCTTTGATCTAAATCTCCAACTATATAATTTTCATGAAACCAAGATATTTTTTCTTTCCAATTATTTGGCCATTTCTTTTTAGCATATACACCAAAATGAAATAAAGCAGCATTTCTACCACCTTCAGATATTTTTTCAGCTGCCAATGTTTCAATGCAAGGAGGCCCATCAGAAAATTCTGAATCGGGCCTCTGCACCTTTATGGAACCAATATCTAGCTGTTTTACATTATTATACATTCCATAAAATTCTTCTATAGTTGCTGCACTACCGTCATCTTTAAAAGCATAACGAGTGCTTACTTCATGATTAAAGTAAGGTAAGTTTAAAAAGTTTCCTGTATCTTCTTCTGATTTTAATTCTATTTGTTTTGGAAATACTTCAGCACTTCCAAACCCTAGTACTGCTCTTATTTGATTTAATTTATCCCTCATAGTTTTTGCTTCTACAAAATCTTCTGAAAATAAAAATACGTGAGCACCACCAGATTTAGAACGACATACCACTAATGGTAATTTTAAAGTTTTAATTTTTCTAATTAATTTTTGATGATCAAATCCTGCATATGAATCTATATCTATGCATCCCCATTTACACATATCTTCTTCATTAATGGGTATAATACCTAGACTTGGTTCTACACCATGTAAATGATTTCTATAATGATCTGAAGTCACTTGTTCTCTTTTAACAAATGATTTTGTTTTAAGCTTAACCCCTTCTTTAGGTGTAGTATTAATGTATGTACACCCATGGGCTCGCTTAAGTCCTGTAAATATTTCTATAAATTTATTTTCCATATTATATCCGAGTTAAGAGGCGGATCTACTCTCGCTTCGCCGCCTCTTGTTGCAACTACTCTCCTTAGAGAATTAGTTTAATATGGAACGTCTGTTTTAGTTTCTTCAGTACCGTGTTTTGCTTGAATTTCACCTTTTCCAACTCTTTCGGCAAAATTTTTAGCAATATCATATACTGACTTATCTTGAACAGGACCAACTTTTGCTACATCCCATCCAAACCATGTTCCTTTATCGTTAGATTGTTGAACAGTTTTTAGATTATAAATGTGGCTGTATGTAGGCGGAGTAAATAAACCACTCTTGCCTTGCATTTTGATCCCCATCATCATTGAGTTCCACTTACGACTTATTTTTAATTGAGTCGCTTTCATAGAAATCAAAGCGGTTGTAGGAGTATCACCCATTAGTATCACAAAGTGACTAGCCGTGTTTTCAAGATAATTACCATTAGGTAATCTATCTTTATTAGATTTGTCTCTAGTAACTTTACTTAACAAATCACTGTCTACTTCATGGATAGCAACTGGTGCTCCCATACTAGCACCTCTGTCTTGCCATTCTATATATTGTCTCTTATAGAAAACTGGCAGTACATTGATACCTTTCTCTCCGTCATAGTAATCTCCTGTGACAGTATTCAAAATCATTCCAGGTTGTGCACCTTTAATGTATTTTGCATCTCTAGAGTTAATCTCCGGAGAAAGTTGTCCTAGGACTTTCAAAAATGGTAAAGCAAGATCTTCTTGCGATATATTCTGAGCCCCTTGGTTTGCGTCAGCTTCAAATAAGTTTGTAGCCAATGCGCCTGCATTTTCGCGTTTCGCGATATTTGCTTCTTGGTTCATGTTTATTGTTTCCTTTTTATGGTTGTTTTATTTCCAACAAATATGTTGAAAAGTTCCGTTGGCATTTCTTTATTTGCCTCAATACGCTCACGGACTAACGCTTTTAGAGTCATGGGCTCAACCTTCAACTTTTGTGTCGGTTGATACCCACTACTCTTTGCAAGTTCAGCATAATTTGCTGCCTTGTTATCCTCGTTACGACCAAAAGACACCGAGATCTCGTTTTTAATGATATCTCCTAGTCCATTGTTACGAAGCCATGCATATGCTTTATCTTTGTTTTGAGCAGAGATAGTAGCACTGTAAAAAGGTTTGACATCTACTGCAGATCCATCAGCTAACTTTAATTGAGATAAACCCATTTCAGATAGCATTGTTGGAATAACTTCTCCAGACACTCTGTCAATTTCCTTCTTTTTTTCTTTAAGAGCCTCTTCCATGATCTTAAATTGATCTTCCATTGCTCTTAGTTTTAAAACTTGATCAGATAAAGTTTTAATATTAGACGTATTATTAATAACTTCTGTTTGATCTTGTTCCATTTGTTCGGTAAGATTATTCATACTGTTCTAACTCCTTCCTAAGTAATTGTATTTCTTTCTTACATTTTTTAAATGATCGCCATACAAAATACTTTTTTAAGTAAGACAAAATAAGAGTAGGTAGCATTACTAATTGTGCTAGTCTAAAAGTAATAGGTGCTTCGGCAGCCATTGCCTGTGTCACTCTGTCACTTATCGCTATCTGTCTTTCTGTTGCTAAAAAACCTTGAATCCAATTTTCTGCGTATTCTAAACGTTTTCTAGTTTTATAATAATGACGATCTTTAAATTTATACATTCTTTTCATATTATATTTTATAATTGTGGCAATATTATGTCGAGTGTAAATCAAATTCAATAGGATAATATTTTGCTTCTTGTTTATCCCATTTTAATAAATTAAATTTACCGTTTGTAATCTCTGCGACAATAATACCTGTTAATAATATAATAGCTGGATCCCCTGTTAATAATAAATAATCATGAGGTTTAAAATCTTTTAATAATCTTTTTAATTTTAAATAAATAGGACCTGGTGAAAATATAATTTGTGAATTTTCTTCAAGTAAAAATTTTATTTTACCATATCTAGTAGCACCTACTATATTTATTTTAGGCTTGCCTACTTTAGTTCCTGCTATTTCTTGAATAACATATACAGATGGTTCTTTATTCATAGAACGCACTTCTCCGTAATCTAAACTTTTTTCTTTCTCCATATTGACAACTATTATAACATGTGCTATAATAGATGTCAAGAAAGTTATAATAATGAATTACAAATTTAAAACAAAACCGTATAAGCATCAGCTTGATGCTTTAGAAAAGTCTTGGAATAAAGAAACATTTGCATATTTTATGGAAATGGGAACTGGTAAAACTAAAGTTCTTATAGATAATTTATCTGTTCTTTATGACAAGGGAAAAATTAATGGTGCGCTTATAATAGCGCCTAAAGGAGTAATAGGAACTTGGTATAACCAAGAAATACCTACTCATTTAGCTGATCATGTAAGCCATAAATCAGTAATGTGGCAAGCCACTATTAATCAAAAACAACAAGATAAACTAGATACTTTATTTGAAACTGGAGAAGATTTTCATATACTAATTATGAATGTAGAAGCTTTAAGTGGTGAAAAAGGCACTAGATTTGCAACTAAATTCTTAAATTGCCATAAAACGTTGATGGCTATAGATGAATCTACTACTATTAAAAACCCTAAAGCTAAAAGAACTAAAAACATAATAGCTTTATCAAAATTATCTAAATATAGAAGAATATTAACAGGATCACCTGTAACTAAAAATCCATTAGATTTATATAGTCAATGTGAGTTCCTTGATCCGTGGTTATTGAACTTTGCTTCATATTATTCATTTAGAAATAGATATGCAGAAATGAAACAAGTCAATGTAGCAGGAAGAACAATTCAATTAGTTGCAGGTTTTAAAAACTTGGGGGAATTATCAGATATGGTTAAAGCTTTCTCCTATAGGGTGTTAAAAGAAGATTGTTTAGATTTACCTGAAAAAATCTTTATGAAAAGAACTATAGAATTAACTAAAGAACAGAAAAAAGTATATGAGCAAATGAAAAAAGAAGCATTAGCCATGATGAATGGTAAAGTAGTTTCAACAGCTAATGTATTAACTCAATTAATGAGATTACAGCAAATTACATGTGGACATTTTGTCGCAGATGATGGATCTACTCAAAAGATTAAAAATAATAGACTAAATGAACTAATGGACGTATTAGAAGAAGTTGAAGGAAAAGCAATTATATGGGCTCATTATCAGTATGACATTAAAGCCATAATAGAAGAAATTAAGAAAGTATATGGTCCGGGTTCCGTGGTCGATTATTATGGAAAAACACCACAAGATAAAAGACAACCTAATATTAAAAAATTTCAAGGAAAGAATGGAACAAGATTTCTAGTAGGGACTCCACAAACCGGGGGCTATGGAATAACCCTAACTCAAGCACATACTGTTATATATTATTCTAATGGTTATGACCTAGAAAAAAGACTTCAGTCCGAAGATAGAGCACACAGAATTGGACAAACAAAACCAGTTACCTATGTTGATATCATTGCGGAGGATACAGTTGACAATAAAATTGTCAAAGCCCTCCGCAAAAAAGTTAACATCGCCTCAGAAGTTATGGGCGAAGAACTTAGAGATTGGATTTAATCCCATAAAAAATAGGATATATGCGCGTGGCGCGCAGATTTTTTGAAAATAGCTATTTAATTTCTATTTTCTTAGGTTTTTTATGGTCTGGTGGACAGTATTCCAATTTGATTTTAAGAATCCCGTCTTCCAAGGTAGCACCTTTCGCTTCCACATAGTCAGCCAATTGTAGCTTACGCGTAAAAGCTCTCTGAGCCATTCCTTTATAGACATAGTCCTCCTTCTCTTCCTTACCAGCTTTGCCAGTAATAGTTATTATTCCCTCAGATATTTCCACGTCTATATCTGATTTCTTATAGCCTGCTAATGTCATCTCAAGACTATACTTATCTGATCCCTTCTTTTTTATATTATAATAAGGAAAACCTGTATTATAAGTATGAAGAGAAGATAGTCTATTGAAGACATCTTCAAAGCCGATTGCATGGTTTAGGAAATTGTTTAAGTTTATTAGATTTGTCATAGTAACCTCCTTGTTTAGACAGTTAATAAATTGAGCCTTCCTAAGCACTCAATAGTAATATTATATAGTATTTTTAGATAAATTTCAAGGGTTAGCCTACGACTTTACCACCAGACCATTTCATATCTGGCAGGCCGTTTTCATAGCTTTTCCCGTCATACGTGAGCACTTGTTTTCTATTAGCACCCGCTTCATTGTATGAGACGTGGACCCAACCCGCTGCTGGATCATCTTTTTTATAGAACTCGAGGATTAATTGATCAAAATCACAGTTGTTTTGAAGCCAGTAAGCTGTTTGAATATTTGGCACACCTGCTATTTCGAAGTCAACCGCCTGGCCCTTAGCATGTTGGCTCGTTTTTTTGCTGCCGAT